CAGCTTCAGGCGAATGAAACAAAGTTTGCTGAAACTGAAAGGAAGATTGATCTGATCGCTAAAAGCATCGGAAGCACTCATGTAGTAGCAGCAGGAAAGACTGTATTCAACTCTACTAAGAAAACAGACGAACCGGTGAACCGCGTGAAAGAATATCAGGAAAAATTGAAAGAAAAAAACAACCAAAAATAAAACTCAAAAGGAGACCTTATAAATGGCAATGACCAATTTTGGCAGCGTAGATTTTAACGGCGAAGAAGTCCGTGCGCTTGCCGACATAATCAAACAAAAAACATTTGAGGCTTTACCCCTCAACACAATTCACACAGTACTCGACAACATCGTAGCTGAAAAGCAAGTTGTCTATGCCGGTCTTTTGTCAAAGATCACCAAGCTCGACGCGGGTTGTGGAACAGGTAACACCTCGAAGGCTATCACCTTTACACAAAAGAAATGGTCGCCAAAGCAGGTAAAAGTATGGCTTCAGATGTGTGGCTCTGAGTTTGAAACAAACTTGGGCGTATATCTTAAGACCAATAAAATGGATATGGATGATTTAACAGCCGGTGGTCTTGCCGACTTCATTGCTTCATTCATTACCCCTGCAATGGTAGAAGATATTTACCGTATTGCATGGTTCAACGATACTACTCACACCGTAGCCGGCGCAGGTTCAGGAACTGAGCTTTTGACCTCAGGAACGTCGCTTACTGATTACACAATCATCGACGGTCTTTGGACTCAAATTGATGACATCGTAACTGCTGACTCAACAAAGAAAACGACAATTACAGCCAACGGTTCTGCATCAAAATCGCTTCAGTATTCTGACTTGACTGCTCAAAATGCTGCGGATATTTTCAAGAACATCCAAACGGATGCTGACGCTCGTTTACAGGCATCAGCAGATAAAGTGATTCTTTCAACTCGCACACTTGCTAACCGCTATCTGGATTTCCTTGAAAGCAAAGCAAACGATGCTTCATTTGTGAAAAACGAAGCCGGTCAGGATGTAATCAAACGCAGAGGTACAGAAATTATCATCATTGACTCTTGGGAGCGTACAATCAAAGCAGACTTTGACAACGGTACTACTTACCATAAGCCTCACCGCGCTTTGATGACAACCAAATCAAACATTCAGCTCGCACTTACCGGAAGTTTCGTTGATCCTGAAATCTGGTATTCAAAAGATACAGAAAAGAACAACTTCCGTTCTAAATACAAAGTTGATGCGAAGATCGCTGAAGACTACATGATTCAAGTTGCTTACTAATTAAAGGAAAGGGAAAACTAAATGAGTTGCTCAACAGAAATTTCAAACGAACTTGCCTTTAATTGTGCCAATGCACCGGTGGCGGGTACTGAGGTAGACATCTACCTCGCTAACCGCGATGACATCGACTCCTACACTTTGAACGGAACGAATCCGCTAATCATTGAAGGTATTACAATGAAGGCAGGTAAATTCTTGTACAAATACACAGGAAGCAAGAACGCCTGGGATCCATCGGCTTCAATGAATAAGGGTAAATATCTGAACAACTTCGTTCATGTAATGGACGGAGTACTCGGAGTAAACAGCCCAACCGATAAACAGGAGCTTGAAAACCTATGCAAGTCGAATGTAGTTGCATTCGTCGAAAACAAAAAGAAGGGTTCAACAGGTAACGAGGCTTTTGAAGCCTATGGAGTAGATGTGGGTCTTGAAATGGAAACTTTTGAAAGAAAGTTGTCCGATTCAGAAACACAAGGCTCTTACAAGTTTCAAATGAAGTCACCGGCAGATCAGTTTGAAAGCCATCTTCCTAAGACGGTATTCATTACAAGTCTGGCTGCTACCCGCGCAATGCTTGAAGCTCTGCGTCCGTAATTCCAATTTTCAGCATACATCCAGAAGGGGCGGGTTAATAGCCCGCCTTTTTTTGTTAAACCACACAAACGACAATGGAATCAATAATTGAAGCAAAAAAAAGAATCATCTCTTACGGCCTTTCGGCCATTAAAAAAAGCCCTGAATTATTCGTAGAATTCGACGAAGTGTTCAGAATGATTAACAACGGTGAATCGTGTGGATGCGAAGGAGAGGTGGAGAGTGTTTTTCATCAATGGCAGCAAGACATCGAAAGGGCAGAGATGCAGGAAGAGCTTAAGAAAAACCCTGTTCGCTATCAGCTTCACGTCAACCGTATTTTCTATGTAATAGAGGAAAGGGGCGAGGCGTATTCAGTTCACAATATGACTGATGAAAAGGCTGTTGAGCTTCTTGCTGCAAATGAAAACAGGGTGGGTTGGTTCAGTACGTTGCCAGACAATTGGAGAGAAGAGGTTGGTAGTTTTTTAGCAAAGAAAAACGCAGGGACATCAGAGATCAAATCTGATAGCATAACACCGGATGGCATTGATATTCTTAACCAAGTCAACAGGCAAGAAGAACCAACCAAAAAAAGCAAGAAAAAAAATAAGTGAAAACGAGCGTTGTAAAAATACCAAGCAGAATATCACTTCCACCTGATAAACAGACTGGAATCATTTGCTATGACGCTTCCAATCAATACCCTCAACTTATTGAGAGGCTGAATGACTCATCAGGAAGAAGCAAGTCCTGTGTTGACACGTTTGCAAAGTTCATGTCCGGTGACGGCTTTGCTGATCCTGCTTTTGCAAAAAGCGTTGTTGGGGCTAATGGTCTTATTGCCGACAAGCTACTTCGTCATATCGCTAAATCTTTAGCATTATACAGAGGCTTTGCGCTTCATATCAACTTCAATCTACTCGGTGAAATCACTGAAATAAATCCGACTCCGTTTAAAGAGTGGAGGCTTTCTGCAGATGATGAAGGTAACTACACTAAAAAGTTAAAGCATTATACAGACTGGGGTAAGGAATCCTATCAGAGAATAAGGAAAGATTTGATCGTAGAGTATGATGAATTTAATCCCTCAAAGGCTGTTGAGCAAATTACTGAAGCAGGGGGTATTCAGAACTACAAAGGTCAGGTTTATTATTTCTCTTTGGATGGGTACGCAAAATATCCAAAGGCTACTATTGATCCGGTTATTGAAGATGTGGCCTCTGATGCTTTCGCAAAGGAATTTCGACTGAATAACCTTTCTACCAACTTTCTTGCTTTCTACTTCCTTGTTACAGGTAAATGTGAGGATGATAGTGAGCGTGATACTTATAAAAAAATGATTGCACAGTTTCAAGGTGCTGATAAGGCCGGAAGGATTATTCACGTTGAAAAGGAAAATGATACTGACACATTCGATTTGAAAAAGGCAGACATTCAGGACGTAGATGGGCTATTTGAACTTACAGAAAAGTCTGTAATGGATGGAATACGCAGACCTTTTAAAATACCGCCAGTCCTGCTTGGGGATCAGGTTCCAGGCAAATTAGGCACAACACAACAGGAGCTTACTGACGCAATTAACGCATACAATTGGTTTACACTCGACGATAGAAATTTGATTGTAGAGGAGGTTTCTAAGCTGATGCAATACTATTTCATGCCTGTTAATCCATCAGGAAACTATTCAATTAAACCGCTTCAGGCAACATTAACAACGGGGGCTTAACATGGCATATACATATCTTATAACCCGTTCAGACTTCGATGATGAAACCTTCGAGCTTGGAAACATTTCAGATTCACGGCTAAATGTAGCTATTCAGGAGGCGCAGGATTCAGATTTAAAGCAGATGCTTGGTTATGCCATGTATTACGATATGCTTAAAAATCATTCAGCAACTAAATATACCGATCTGCTGAATGGTAAAGAGTACACGGATGTAAATGGATATACCGTTGAATTCAGGGGTTTGAAATACGCTCTGCTTTACTGGACGTATGCAAGAATATTAAATGCAAATCAGATAACGCTGACAAGTCACGGAGTGGTTCAGAAGCGTTCTGATTATTCGGATCAGGTTGATCTAAAAGCCATATCTAACGCGGTAAATGATAAGCGTTCATTCGCTTTAGTGTACTGGCAGGAGGTTGAAAGATACATCAACAGTAATCTAACCACATATACGCTCTGGAATGTTACCAGAAAAGAATTTCAAAAAACACAAATCAGAATAAATGTTATTGGAGGCTGTTCATCTGATGAAGGTGAATACTGCAATGACAAAAACATAAAATAAGGAGAAAAAAAATGCAATTCACCAACGATGAGTTGAACGCAATGATAAAAATGGTTGAAACAATTACCGGACGTACATATAGTGGGTTCAATATTGTCAGACTTAATAGAACAGAGATCAATGCTATTGACGGTACAGATCAGAACGTGATGTATTGCGGAAAGGTGTGTCATGCAGGAACATCAACTGCCACTGTTTTGAAATCCCGTGTTTCTTCAACCGATACCACGCAGTACGATACAACAGATGCGGTTGCTTCCGGCCCCGTTGTTGGAACTTCACCATACGTTGTTTTCAATAAAGCCACGACCGTCCCGAGCAGGATTGGTTCGATTTATTTTGTTGGTTACAAATTCTCATTGAAATAAAATGGAAGATAACTCCGAAGATTTGAAAATAATTTTCTCAGGAACTCCTCCTGAATTCAATTTACTAACTGAGTCAGGAAACGATCTTACTACTGAGTCAGGAAACGATTTAATCATAGAATAGAATAGAAATGGCAAAAACTAAAATATCAGAACTTTCTGACTCATCCACCCTCGACGGTACAGAATTGATCCCCGTCGTCCAATCCGGTAGCACAGTAAAAACTACTGCGCAAGACATTGCTAATTTGGCAAGCGGGCTTTCACC